GCTAAATCATTCGCGGCGGCGGGAAATGTCACTGGTGTACAAGAGCAGAGCCCTGTGCGCACTGCGGCGTCGCTGACTAAGCTGATCGACAAGAAATTATTGGAAGAACTGGAGCTGAGTGAAGAAAATACGTTCAGCGTGGCGGTTACTTCCCAGACGGCGGCGGCGAAGAAGTTCCGCAATCAGATTCGCGCGCAGATGAGTCTCGATTTTCCAAGACAATTGACGCGATACTTTCGCGAGGAGACGAATACACTTACTGACGCTGGAAAAGAATTTCTGCAGAACATGCTTCTGCTCCAAGTTTTTGATGTTGAGGTGGTCGAGGCCATTGGTTTACAGCGGCCACAATTGAGAAACGCGTTGGAAGCAGGCATCCCACAGATTATATCGCTGCGTGAACATAGCAACATCATAGATCCATTGATCGAAGCAGTTACTTTTTTATCGACGCATCCTGACGTTACATCCTTAGCAAATGCGCGCGAGAGTGTCGAACAGGGTACATTCGGCTTCGTGGAGGATAGATCATCCGACCAGATGACTGCAGAGGGTTGGATGATGCTCGACTTTTTATTCCAAAATGCACCCAGACCGGCGGTGTTTCGTAGAAAATTAAAGAAACTCAAAAAAGACATAGGTAGCGATATGTTGCCTGGGTTTGGCTCCGACAATACGCCCCTACAGGCTGTAATGTCTGCCCTGGAAGTGACAGAGGTAGAAGACGCTACGTTCGGCGGTGAAACGAGCAGTGCCGAATCGTACGGGACGGAAAAAGCATCACGGGATGCGATCCAGAAACCCATCCCCAGGACAGAGGCAGAGCCAGAGGGAGGATTTTTCCATATGCTGAAAGGCATGGCATCGCCTGAGCTGTATGACCTAGCCAAAGCATTGTTAGGAAGACCGCCCGAGGTGTACCGTAAATTCAGAGGTACTTTGGGCATGTTTCGTTACCCAAAACTTCCAGGCGATCCCGAGAATGTAGACTTTATCCGCAATAATATACGTATTTTGATAAACCCGTCACTGGGCAAAAATGCTGACGCGTTAGCTCGTGTTTTGGCCCATGAGATAGGGCACCTGATAGACTACTTGCCGGATTTACCACACACACTTTCTCGCGGGAACATTCTCAGTCGCATTGCTTCTTTGCGAAAGCACATGCCACATACGATAGCAGCGCATCCAGGTGGTGCCGATCCGATGACTCCAAACGATCGCAAAGCTTTGAGGAAAGAGGCAGAGCGCCAAGTGAACGAAATGGGCATCAAGGACAAGGAAGAAAGAAACGCAGCTAGAAAGGCCATTACCAAAGCACTAATAGATGCCGAAGTGGAATCACGCGGTCTTTTGTCAGCGGATGAGATACGTCAGGAGCTGATCAGCTTGACCAAGTGGTGGAGCGGTGATTATGAGGAGGCATCGGCTAAGCATAAAGAGTACCGAGAAAGTTCCAAAGAGCTTTATGCCGAGGCGATAAGTGTGTTTTTGAATACCCCTGGAGAATTGAAAGCACGCGCCCCGAAGTTCTGGGAAGGCTTGGTGAATTATATAGATCGCAAGACGGAGGTGCTGGACAATTACTTAGCGATTCAAGAGCTTATGTCGAGCGATACAGAACTGGGACGTAAGCGCACGGAAGCCACTCTCAAAATGTTTGGAAAGACCGACCAGAAAATTATGGCCTCTGCGACATCGCGAGTCGCAGCGGACAATTCTATCTGGGAAACGATTCGACAGCAGTTAGAGCATTTCATAATTCAAGCTGACAGGTGGATAGCCAACAAGTTTGCGCTGACTTTAAAAGAGATAAAAAAAGTTATCAAAAAAGGCAAAGCAGGACAGATTACAAAACGCGCCATGGAAGCGGCAGAAACTTGCATGTACATACTTGACGAACTATTTACGATTGATAGCACCAATCACAAAATGCTCAGAGACATCGACAGGAACATTTTCACCCCCTTACTGGCTGCAGGTATCAGTCGAAATGACTTTGGTGAGTACCTGTACTTGGAGCGAATAGCGAATGGCGATCGCGATGACAAGATCAATCCACAAGGTTATGATGCGCCTGCAGCCCGAGAACAATTGAAATTTACAGCTGCGCGACTAGGTGAGAGTAACTATGCGTTGGTGCAACAATTCGGCGAACGTTTTCACGACATCGTGTTCGAAATTGTGACTCGTGCTGTTGAAGCGGGCGTGTATAACAGGCAAATGTACAAGGATGAAATTGTCCCGAATAAGGATTTCTATGCGGCTTTTGGCGTAACCAAGTACGTCAGTGACTACGTGGGGCCAGAGATTCGCAAACAAATCGGAACGTTCGAGGATATCGCTAACCCGTTTGATTACACCATCATGAAAATGCTTAGCCTCAACCGGCTGATCGAACTAAATAAAGCGAAGAGATCCGTAGTCCAATTCTTTCTGGAGCATTTCGATGAGAGGTCTATTAGGAAAGCGAAAGTGCCTTACCGGCAAAGTAAGCCATCCGAGACTCTTAAAAAAGGTTTCAAATGGTTGATGGTCTTGGAAGATGGCCACTACGCCGCGTATGAGGTTGAAGATCATGTCGTCACGATGTTCCAGCAGCATGACATCGGTGGGCTTGCGCCTATAGCGAGTGTTTTGCAGTCGGGTACATATCGTGCGTTCCATCCTGTCTTGGTCCAATACAATCCCGGTTTCATTGCGGCAAACCCGTTCCGCGATTTTAAGCGCACGGCCGTGAATCTGGGGACGCTGGGCGCCATGCTGAATAAAGAAAAAATACGCGAACTGATGGCTGACGGTATGTCCCGGTCAGAAGCCAAAAAACGCGCCACAAAACAGAAGATCACGCTTAAGGATGTGATAAAACAGTATGCCAAGGGACTTCCTGTTGGTATAGCGAGAGGGAACTCTCAGTTTCGTATTTCTAAAGGAGCTGCTCGTATCGACATCCCGCTCGTGGACGAGATGATGGACGCGAAGGCGCTCGACGTACCGTGGGTGACGATCGACCACCAGCTGGATGAGCAAATTAGCGTGCGTGATTTGAGCCGTGGGAGGTTCGGGTCAGAAAAAAAATCGTCGTTGAGGATGCGTGGCCCCCTAGAGCAAATGCTGGAAAATGCGGGGCTTCGCGCCGAGGAAAAAAAAGGGAAGCGTGAGAAGCGAATACAAAATTGGCCGCTGGAAACTGGGAGGGCAATCAATCTCATCGGTGATTTCTTTAACGCGGTCGAGGGCTTAGGCGTGGCCCAAGAAACTACAGCCAAAGTGGCTGCTTGGAAGCTGTTGGAGGAGCGTGGCGTACCAGTCCAGAGGCGGGCCTATCTGGTACGCAAACACGCCGGTACGCCCGATTACAAAGCGCGAGGTCTTGCCACGGCTTTAACCAACGGCACGTTTATGTACTCGAAGGTCGCGTTCAACGGCTTGAAAGCTGACTCCAGTCTAGCGTTTGGCCGCGACACAGCATTCAGCTGGTGGTGGCGAACATTTCTCTGGAACATTATGCCAACAGCCTTATCCAAGTCCGCTAAATATGGAGCATTCGGTTCCGCCGCGTACCTAGCCTTCAGGCACATCCCTGATGTCTTTCTAACGAACTACACGATCATTCCTGTGGGATGGCTGGTACAGGCGGCTGGTGAGTCTGCGGGCTTCCTAGATCCAGAGGATGAGGATGATCAAGCCGAGCATCCGATGGTCTTCATCAGCATCCCTCGCGACGAGTCGGGCAAATTGATCTCCAACGTTTTCGGGTCCATGATGGATGTGGCAGCTGAGGCGATGGGCGGTAACACGGAGCATGGCACAGCGCAATCTGCCGCGCATGATTTGTTTGGGGATGTGACGGGGGCGATTCTCCCGAGCCTTAGTCCGCCGATTGAGCTTACGATTAAATGGACAGCGTATGCTAGTGGGCACAACCCCGACGATCCATTTTACGGCACGAAAATCGTACCTCCTAACGACTTCAAATCGGAAGGGTGGATTTCCACGCGCCCCATGGTGTCGTGGAGCCTCAGCAAATTTGGCGCAATAGATACGTTTGTTCATCCGATCACGGGTCCTCTCCTGGGCGAGACGTTCAGCGGAGAAGATGAGACGTACACCCAGACGACCATCCGTTCCATGCCGGGCTTTAATCGGCTAATCCGAGTCAGTGATCGTGGGATCACAGAGGCCGAGTGGGGCAGACTGCGTGAAAACGAGAGAGATGATGCGCGATTTAGGTCGGATCTGCCCAAGTCGGCCCGCGAGCGCACGACGACTATGTATCGGCTACAGCAGATTCAGAGCGATCTCTCCGACCACAAGAAGGATAAGCTGCTGCTCCACCGACACTGGTACGGTCAGTCGTATCTACCGATCACTCGCGAAATGAAGCAGGCAGAGGCCGATGGCGACACAGGTACATACGAGCGGAAGAAGCAGCAGCTGGCAGATGACGCCGGTAACTTGGAGAAATATGAGGGGGACATCCGCGATAGAATGCGCAAGATAATGCGGAGGAAACGTCCGAAAACAGGCACGGAGGAATACTACGACCGACTGCGGAAGTGGCGAAGCGACCGGGACAAGGCCAGGGAGTGGCTAGATCGGCACTGATGCCCCTTGCGGAGCCCTTACGAAGCTGTTAATCTGGACAACATGCCCCCGAAACCGGAAAAAACCGAGGACTTGTTGCTGAATATGCGACAAGCTGGCGACTTTCTGGGGGTCACTGATAGCCGGGTGCGGCAGCTCATCGCGGAAAAAAAAATCGTATCACACCCGGCCGGAAATCTTCGGTGTAACCTCGTAAGCTCCTCTGAGCTAGAGCGTTACGTCCGCGCGGAAAATGCTCGCGCCGAAAAGGCCGCAACGACTTGACGTAGGCTAACGGAGTCGTTAGGGTAGCTGGGATGACCGCCCGCATAGAGTACCTCAGCAATGTTGACTATCATGGCCGCGTAGAGGCCGTCTCAAACTCCATGTCGGAGTGTTACCGCGTTGACGGGCCAGCCGTCTATCACGCTAGATATGTGTCGCGGACTCTCTCAGGAGAGTCGGCTGATCACTTTCGCATCGGCAACGCCGTCCACGCCAAAATTGCGGGGGAGGAGCCACCGTCGATCGTTCCAGAAGAGGCTCTGACCCGCGACGGCAAAAAATTCGGCAAAAAATGGGCTGAGTGGCGTGCCGAACATAGTGGCGAGGATTACCTCACTCCTGCCGAGGCCCGTGAGACGGATGCCATGGTGGAGTCTATCTTGGCGAATCCGACCGCCGCCAGACTACTGAATCTCGCGAAGCACCGTGAGCAGAGTATCTTCTGGGACGACAAGGATTCTCAACTGGCTCGCAAATGCAGGCCGGATGCGCTAGTCCCCGGCCTGATAATCGACATTAAGACTACCAGAATCCGTTATCCGACGCCCAAGAAATTTGGCAGGATCGGATATGAGTGGGGCTACCATCGGCAAGGGGCGTTCTACCAGGATGGGGTCAAGCAGATAATGGGCGAGGAATGGCAGCCGGTCTATATAGTCGTGAGCAAATTGCCGCCATATTGCACGCTCGTCTCCGGTTGGGATGAGAATGCGCTGGACCTTGGCCGAAGCCAAGTCCATTTATCATTGACGCGTCTTGCTAGACATTACTCTGCTGGTGACTGGTCAGATGAGCTTGGCACTACTATTTCGACCCTGGAGCTACCGCACTGGGCCTGGAAGGAGGACTAGATGAGCGATCGCTATCTTACAATTCGGAACAAGCTACACGGGGATGTAGGCAAGGAGATCACTGCTGCACTGCCGAACTTCCTCAAAGTGCACAAAGATCGGTTTATGCGAGTCGCGCTGAATGCTCTCAGTGATGATCGGCTGCTAAGGTGCAGCCAGACATCAATCATTAGCAGTCTGATGGAGTCCGCTCAGCTCGGAATGGAATGCGACGGAGTGCTGGGACAGGGATATTTGATCCCCTATGGCAATGAATGTACATTCCAGCTGGGTTATCGGGGGTTGATGCAGCTCGTGCGCCGCAGCGATCAGGTAAAAAAGATCAAGGCTGTATGTGTCCACGAGGGTGACGTGTTCCAGTGGGACGAGGGATCGGACCAGTTGGTGCATCAGCCATCGCTGGACCAGGACCGTTTCAAGCGCGCCGTAACGCACGTCTATGCGAAGGCTGTTCTCAGCAGCGGCGAGATCGAGGCTATCGTGTGGTCCAGAGATCAGATCGACGCCCATAAACAGCAATATGCGAAGGCTTGGCAGAAGAGAGACTCAGCGTGGTCCACGAACTGGCCAGCCATGGCCAGGAAAACTCTGCTAATACAGTTGGCTAAAATCCTACCAGTCCAGGCCGAGTCAGAGCGGGCGATCATCCATGACGAGATCCGGTCGAGCGTCTCTGTTGGGGCACCACTCCCCGAGGCAAAGCAGCTGGATGCCGTGCTGGACACGGCCAGCGATACGACAAAAATGAAGGAGCTTGATGCTCATTTCGACAAGGATGCCGTGGTCGACTCTGCTCCGCTGTTCATCAATCCAGAACCAACGCCAACCGCCAATGAGGTTGAGCAGCCAGTCCAGCCAGTCCAGCCAGTCGAGCCAGTCGACAAGCCACACCCCCCATGGCAAGATCGGGGTGAAGCCACATACCTAAACGAGCAGGTTGAGAAGTATCCCGCCCTGAAAGACCTGCGAAAGCGTGTGATGCGGCTCAAGACGCCTGACAAGATTAAGGAAATATGCCAGAGTTGGGTGGCGGATGGTACGCTGACCGAGGAAGAGCGCAATACTGTCACGCGTATGGAGATGTATCGACTCCGACAGCTGCGAGAGCGGGAAAACCAGCAGAAGACGTTACTTTAATCGTTACTTTATGTATGGAGGATGACTCAATGTTAAGCGAAGAAGTCCGATCTCTGATCGCTAGTATACATGACAGCTATGATGGCAATCCGGGGGAGGAGCAAGTCGCCGTAATCAGCGCGCTGACGACCTATCTGGATACGCTGAAGGACGCACCGAAGGACGCACCCACCGAAAACCCTACCGAGGCGGTCGGTGGCGATGGCTCAGACTCTGGCGATGGCGATGAGTCACCAGCGCCCACTGCGCCCGCACCGCCCGCACCACCCATCCGTTTCATGAACGATCGCACCTAGACCTTTGGAATGAAAAAATGGATGACTGGATTAAGATGAGGTCCGGCATTTTTCGCGATCCGAAGGTCATCCAGGCAGCTCAGATAATGTGCGACAATAGTAACGCGTTACGTAACGTTACGCGCGTTACGCGTTACGTTATGCGTAACGCTATCATTGGTGCGCTTGTCTCAGTTTGGGGCATTATGCGCCGACAAGGTAAGCGAATGGGTGATGATCTAGTCTTCCCTGGCGGCTCCGTGGAGATCGTCGATGAGATCGGCAGTCTACCCGGTTTGGGGGCTGCAATGCTGGAGGTTGGCTGGCTCGCTCAAAACGATAAAGACCTTGTTTTCCCGAAGTTTTTTCTGGAACACAACCAAGATCCTGGCGATGCGGTGGCGCAAAATCGAGACCGGCAAAGGCGGTATCGAGATCGCCGCAAAGCCGAAATAGATGGAGATAATAGTAACGCGTTACGTAACGTTACGCGTAACGTTACGTCACACGTTACGCGTAACGTAGAAGAGAGTAAGAGTAATCTGGAATCTGTACAGTCTAATGGCGATCCCGGTCAATTTACGGTGACCCGCTGGGAGGCACTGATTTTTTCCGACCAGGACAAACTGGACGCGAGGGACGCCGCCATGGCAATGCTCGCCGCGCTCATACCGCTGGAGACCAACTGGGAGGCTAATAGTCGGCAGCTTGTCGCCCGACTGTCCTTGCTGTCGACTCGGCTCGTGGAGGCTCGTGGCTGGATCACGGCCGCGCTGGAGGCGACCACCGACACACCTCGCGACAAGCCGCTTGGATATTTCCGCGCGTGCGTAACAAGGGCCGCAAAGGAAAACGGAATTGCCCTAAATGCAATCCTTAAAAGGATTTGCGTCCCAAGATCATATTACAGAGACCTCAAGAAAGACCTTCTGGAGCGCATGGATGCCCACACGACCCGACCACGAGACTGACCGCATGCCCCCGGTGAACCTGCGCGCGGAAGAGTGCGTGCTGGGCTCCATCTTGCTGAAGCCAGAGGTAATCGATGATGTGGCCAATATCCTGCAGGCAGGAGATTTCCACGACCCTGCGCATCGGACCCTGTACGAGCAGATCCTAGCCATGATGGAGGCAGGGTCACGCATCGACGCCGAGCTGATCATCGATCGACTGAAGAGAAAAAAGCTATTTGAGGCAATCGGTGGGCCTGGATTCGTAGAGAGTCTCTTTGAGACGGTCCCACACGCCGCACACGCCCGCTTCTACGCCGAGATAGTGTCCAGGGACGCCACGAAGAGAAAGCTCTTAGATGCGGCCTCAGAGACGCTGAGGGAGGTGTATAGCTCAGACATCGATACCGATGAGCTACTATCTAGAGCCGAGCGGCGCATATTTACCTTGGCGGAAAGGCATGTTGGTGGAGATACGCGAGCGATTACCGATGTGGTAACCGCCACGATGGCACGGTTAGCCACCAGATTTGACGGCGGTGGCGGCGTGGACGAGGGGCTTGCCACGGGATTGAAAGATCTCGACAGCATCTGCGGTGGACTGAGAACTGATGAGCTGATTATCGTGGCTGGGCGGCCTGGAGTCGGCAAGTCAGCCATGGTCGGCAATATCGCGTCCCACGTCGCTCAGACGGATGTCGGTGTCTTGATCTTCAGTTTGGAAATGAGCGATTCCGCTATGCTCGAGCGCATGCTATCCAGCATCAGCGGGGTCGATAGCTGGCGCATGAGGCGGTCGCTCGTCACTAGCGACCAGCGAAGCGATCTAGCTGAGGCGGGCAATATAATCTCCAGTTGGCCTATGTGGTTTGAGAGCGAGCCGGGCCAGACGCTCCTCCAGATCAGCAGCACAGCGCGCCGCTTGATGCGCCGCGTCAAAATCGGTCTAATCTGTGTGGATTATCTACAGTACGTGCGCCCAGCCAACCCGAAGGCGCCGCGATACGAGCAAGTAGGGCAGATCAGCCGAGGACTGAAGCTGTTGGCGCGCCGCCTGCATGTGCCAGTGGTGTGCGCGTGCCAATTGAATCGCGAGGGAGAAAAGGCCAATGCGATGCCACGGCTTAGTAATTTGCGAGAGTCCGGGGACATCGAGCAGGATGCCGATATAGTCATATTGATACATCAGTCTTACCCTATTTCCCGGCGCGACGAAGACAAAGGAGTCGCAGACATCCTGGTCGAAAAAAATCGGAATGGTCCTACGGGCCACCTCAAATGCTCATGGCACGACCAGACAACGACGTTCCGCGACTTGGCCGATCCGTGGAAAAAAAATTATGCCTCAGTCGCACCGACGGATGGCGAAACGCAACAAAACCTTGGCGGATTTTAGAGGAGCAACATGATGACAGACATTTTCGGGAAAATCTTCGGTACTCTACTGTCAAAAATTATTGGGAGTGCTGGCTCCAAGCGAGCTGTCGCCCTGCTGGCCGCGTTTATCGTGTCGATGATAATCGCGTTCAGCGAGGACATCGGGTTTGACTTTACGCCTGAGCAGCAGGCGTTGCTGACGAATAAGATCATCGGGCTAATAAGCGTAGTGCTCACATTGTTGATTGGGATCTGGTCAGACACTAAGCGACCACTAGACCCGCGAGTGCCAGGAACCAATAAGCCCGTGCCTCCCAAGGATTGGTGATCAGGTGAAAAACACGAAGGAATTGACGCGTATTAAGGCGTTGGGGTTCCGGTCTGTCACCGCTTACCAGAGGTGGCACGCGCTAACACCGGATGGTGCGGTGGGGCCCATCACTACGAGGAGCTTAAACGCTCCAAGAATTTGCGGTTTGCCGGATCGATTGCCAGCCCGGCGTAAGTTATGTCGCTGGCCAAAGGAGGTGACGGTCTCATGGAATGTCCTAAGCGAGTTCCCGAAGATATCGCGAACCGATGCACTGGAAGCCGCTCAGAGCGCGTTCGATATGTGGGCCGCCGTCTCAGGGTTCCGCCATCGATACAAGTCCGGTACGCGATCAGTAAACATCCAAATTACGGTAATCAGAGGAAAACCCGGTGGCGTACTGGCAGACAGCCAGTTGCCGTGCGGTCGCGTCAGCGAGCGGACTACCCTGCTCCAGCGATACCACAGCGGCGAACCATGGTCGCTTATGCTGGCTGATCAGGCGCCTCGCCATGAGATCAGCTTACCCACAGTTATGGCGCACGAGATCGGACACGCCATCGGTCTGGATCACATACCTGAGAGCCGCGCTAAGGCCCTGCTGAATCCAACCTACAATCCTCAAACCCCTGTCCCGCAGCTGGCAGACATGGAGGACGCGCAACTGCGATATGGTGCTGACGCGTTACCGCCGACGCCAACACCTGCGCCGCCGCCCAATGGAAGAATCGTCCATGGACACGTGAGGGCCTGGGTCGATGGGACGATATTCTCAATGAAAGGCCCTATGACCCCGGAGTGAAATATGAAGCCACTGATCGCTGCTCGGCTGCTCGTCTGTGTGTCGCTAGTCTATTCCCTGGTGGTATCGGCGCAGGCTGAAGAAGAAAAGGACACTAGCAAGCTGAAGGCATCTTTAACTGTCTTCGATACAGTCAACCAAATTCGGCAGCGACGAGGTTTGAAACCGTTCTTGATGGACAGGGCTCTCATGGAGCAGGCCCAAGCGACCAGCATGGTCCGCGCGAAAAAGAAAGTCGCTGGGCATTTGCGCGGGTGGCAAGGTCTGCACGCGAAATCCGAAGGGTGTGGCACCAGCCAAGGGTGCGACCTGGAAGGTCGAAAGTTTATAACGTGCTGCCTTTTCGAAAAGTGGACCTATGCCGGAGTTGGCTGCGCTCATTTGGGCGGCCGTACCTATTACACATTGCTGGTGAGGTGATAGATGACGCCACATCAGTTGGATGACTACGCAAATGACATCTGGTCCCATGTACGCGACAACGCTCACAGCCTGGACCGAGAAATCCACGTAGAAAAAATCAAAGAAGTAATCGTCCAAGCGGTAGCGCCGGAGACACAACGATACGCGGACTCTCAAAAGAGGATAGGCAAAATGCAGAAACACATCGCCGCCACATGCAAATCGTTGCGTGCCGCTAATAGGGAGCAGCGATGGTACGAGGCAGAGGACGAAGACGAAGACGATTAGTGGATTTTCCTTATGGCCGCGCACTGGAGAAACCGATGGCCCGAGCACGAAAAACAGACCCGGCAACTTCACACGACGCCGCACTCGAAGCGGAATCAAGCGGACGCGCCGCAAGTCAGCGCGCGACCTGCTTTGAAGAAGTCATGAAGACGCCCGGACAAACGGCAGCGGAGATAGCCGCCGCCACCGGGCTTGAGCGTCACGTTCCGTCGCGTCGCCTTCCCGAACTACGCGAAGCACGGTGCGTCACGAACGGCGAGGTCCGCCCCTGCCGGGTCGCCGGTCGCAACAGCATGACTTGGTACGCCGCCGATGACTTCATCATTCGGGAATCGGATAATGTACGCTGCACTACTCTTGTCTGTAATAATAGCGAATCAAGCTGACACCAAGGTGCCAGTCCGCGCACCGCTGCCGGAAAAAATAGTCACGCTGCCCGTCGTGACCGATGCAGTCAGCGCCGCCGCCGCTGACATCATGGTTGTCCCTGAGCCACACCGCCGATTCCAGCGGTATGTCTGGATACCGCCCTGGGCCACAGCAGACTGGGTGGGTGCCACCAATCTCAGCATCCAGCTGGCTCTCAATCATGACGCTACTCTCAGCAGGCCCGTGCTGCTGAGCGTACCAGGACAAGACGACTGGAGTGGCTGGATACTCCGGTATGACCTGCGTACCCTCACATCAGACCTGGAATTCATGGCGAGCTTCTGGGACTCTCTGGCGCATCAAGATCCCTACGTGCATATAGTCGATTTTGAGGGCGCTATAGGCAATGAGGATACGCTACCGATACTGGCTCCGCATATTGATGGTGAGGCAGCTGCGCTATTGTCGCGCGAGACCAATTGCCAGGGACCTTTGTTTCGCGCTGACTGGCTCTGCGTCGTCCTGCTAACGACCGTGGACGGCGGCCGTTATTACGGCGCACGAAGAATTTTCGAACTGATAAAGTCCGTCCCCGCCACGGAGAAAACCCGCACCGACCTCGATAAATACCTATTGGCTATGGGTGTTGATGTGCGGCTCAACCAGCAGCTGCGCGCGGATAAGCGGGCAATCGTCCTACGGAGCGGAGTAACCGGCAAAAAACGCAGAGTCGATCAATATCGCGGCGTCTATGGAGCTACGCACATCACTCAGGACATCGCCGATGGGAATACCAGGATCGCGAGCCAAGTTGACAGAAATTTGATCAGGTTTGTGCCGGACGCTAAGGAGATTATTGTTACTCGCCGTGACGGCCTGCCCGATTTCATTTTGGCTAATGCGTCCGGGAAAATTCAACTCAGCGTGCCAGACAACATCGCGCTGGATCATACCATTCCGGGTCCATCGGACGGCCGTGGAACCCCAGGCACGAAGCGGCTCATCCCCGGCATCAGCTGCATACGGTGCCATAGCCCGAGCGACATCATGCTCGACGTGTCTCATGACATAGCCGATGTCCTTAGCACGCATGGAACACTCGATGTCGTTGATGATGCCGCGATCTTAAATCTCGACGCGAACTTTACAGAGATCGAGAGGATCGCCGGGCTCTACGCCGATACACTCGGATTCGATCGGTTTATGCAGATCGCCCGTGATGATTACAGCCGTGCTATTCGTCGCTGCGCGAACCTGCTGACAGAGGGCGATGGTCTCGTGACAGTGGCTGAGGCCGGATCTTCAATCGGGGCGATATATAGCTCGATCGAGTGGGATCTGGTTACGCCACATCGCGCCTGCATGGAAATCGGTTATCTGCTGCCGAGCGGCCACGATCCCGCTGAATTCCTGCGATTACAGCTCTCTCCCCGTGATGCGGGTGATGAAGACATCGCCGTAGCCACCCTGCAGGCTGGCAAATCTGTCTTGCGTCGAGACTGGGAAAGGGTTTACGCTGATGTAGCTTCGCGCCTCAAAGTGCTGGAGCCAACCGATCAGCCCCCGGTCGAGGAATAAGGATGACCCGGAAATCTGTCGTCGCTGCAGTCCTGCTGATGATCCTTGTGGCCGCTAATGCCACATCCAGCAGCGCCTGCTCCCGCTGCGGTGCGTTCGGCAGATCGTGCCGAGTGAGAGCGGTTCCGCTTGTTCGCACCCAGGTGATAGAGCGAGGCGCGCCAATAGTCATATTTAATAATGCCGGATACGCTGCGGAGCAGGGCAGCACCTACTACTCCCGAGCCAGTTACCAGGGTTACGCGCGGGACTACCAACTGAATCCAGCAGACATCCTCCATGAGTCCGCCAGATTAGGCGAGGCATCTGCAGCGCTGGCGAAACTGGGGGTGACCAGCTACTCCAATTTGGCTGCTCAAGCGATGGCCGATCACAAGACCCTTGCAACCCTGGATGCAAGGCGTGCCGTCGCGCAACAGGCATTGTCGTTGGTGCAGCCCCAGGCAGATACGTACCGTGAAAAGCCCGGTGGCCACGGATACGTCCTTCGCCAAACGGAAAACGGAACGACAGTTACCAGCCTTGACGATGAAGTAGCTCGCGGAGGCAACGGAGAGCTTGATATGACACCGCAGGCCGTCCAACTAATACAGGACCGCTGTTTGAAATGTCATGGAGGAACCGAGGTCAAAGGCGATCTGGATCTGACAAATTTCGGCGACCATAAATTTGCCGCGACGGTCGTCTGGGAAATGATCAATAGGGCGCTGGGACCAATCGGTAGCTCACCCGAGCACGATCAAATGCCGCTGAGAGGTCCCGCACTCGACGCGGACGAGCTTGCGATACTGTTTGGTTACAATCTGCAACTCAAATATGAAGGACTAATCGAATGAAACAGTTACTAATAATCTGTGCCAGCGTGATTCTACTAACGTGCTGGACGCCGCGACCAGCAGACGCCACCGGTCTGGCATTTGTGGGAGGTGGTGGCATCGCAGTGCAGTCGCCACTTGTCAGCGTCGGATTCGGGTCGGCATTCGTCGCGCCGCAACGGGCATTTTTTGCGCGTCCGACCGGCTTCCGAGGATTCAACCGATTCAACCGATTCAACCGGTTCAACCGATTCAGCCGGTTTAACAGGCGGGCCGTGTTCGTCCAGCCACAGTTCTTCCGGCAGCAGCGATTCGTAGGACAATTTGGTGGCCCCCAGTTTATCGGGCAGTTCGGCGGGGGATTCGGGCAGTTCGGCGGGGGATTCGGTGGCGCAGGCTTCGGTGGATGCGGATACTGATAGCCGTACTTATACATGGACGGTCGGAGGGCGCACCCTGCGACACGGATGCGCAGGGTGCGTTTTTTTGAGAATTGATGGGACGGACGATGGAACGGACGATGGAACGTACTATCAGGCGCCCCGAAAGATATGGGCTGCATACGCCCTGTGATTATGAGCACGCCGAGACCTCTGTCCGCGTGCGAGTGCGAATTTTCTCGACCAGCATCTCGCTCCTCGTCTGCTTGTGGCATTGTAAGGAGCTTGATGATACGACACAGGCTGAAGACTCTCGACTCTGGCTGAGTGAGATGCTGGAGAGCTGCGACTCGCTCTCAGTCTGGATTGGCCAGCAGGACTTGCCCGGCATCTTCGAACGACGGCAGCTTGAAATTTCCGGGGAGCTATGGCCCGCCGAAGATCGATGCGTTAGCGACATGCTGATAGATGCTGGAAAAGCACATACATTTAATCAACCGGGATAACCCGCCCCTGACAACGGTGCATCCCCAGATAGATAGCCCTCATGCAATGAGGCAGGGGATGCACAATGCCGGAAATCAATCACACGGTGATACTCGTTGTCGGGTTCGAGCAGCAGACATCCGAAAGATTCGAAAATCAATGCGACCGGATCAATGGTCTGCTTGACGCAAGGATCGAGAGAGTCCAGACGCTGACCGATGCGAGAGAAAAAATATCCGACACGCAATACGATGTTGTCGTTATCTGTGGACCTGCCAACGCAGCCATAGACTTTGCGCGAGAATATCGCTTGCGAGTCCCGTGCGTAATCCTGTCTCCGTTGCCTACCCCAGCGACGATGTTGCAGCTGGGACGCTTAGGCATAGGCTACATTGACGAGCAGCGGTATTACCCCGAGCATATCGCCGTCGAGTGCTGGCGGGCAATCGGCAGGACGGCCGTAGAGGCACGCAGGCACCGCATACTCGATGAGTCAACCAAGATTCTTACCACCGGATGAGCGCAGGCGAGTGGATAGCCCTGGCGGGCCTGACGGTCACAATTGCTGGCGCAGCTATCGGTGCCATTGCCATGCAGGTGCGTGCTCACCAAAGGATGGCCCAGCGAATTGCCACGCTGGAAACCCAAGTCGAAAATTTGAAAGAAATGCGCGAAGACTGGCGCAAATTCATTCTTGATCTCCGCAACGCTGACTGAGCCCTCTGTCGTACATGGAGATTATCCGCTTGATAACCTCCGTCTCTGCGGGACACTCGGCGACGAAATTAGACCCCTTCGCGGGATCGATCTGCAGGCCGTACCGCAGCGACCCTCCCATGCGATGGCCGTTATCCTGCTTGGCGATCATCCGCTGGCTTGTCAGATGCGACCCGCTGGTGCGGCTGACGTGATCCATGACCAGTGTCATGATTACGCCGAGCCATTCCATGGGATTGTCTGTGACGATCCAACGGCTAATCGCGACCTCATAGATCCGGCAGCCAGCTCGGCGCAGCCGGTCCAATATGTCGATGCCAAGCCCGAGGTCTCGCGTGAGACGACTCAGCGAATAGACCACCAGCACCCCGCTGCGCTTGTGGCGCATCACAGTTTCGACGGCCTGCCGTAATCCGACACGCTTGCGATCAGCCCCGGAAGACGATTGATCCTGATACTCTGAGTCAATCACCATGTCTGCATGGCTATCAACCCACGCCCGGCACGCCCGCAACTGATCCAGCACGGACTCGTTCTCCGTCGGGCGAGGACTCACCCGTGCATAGAGTACACAGCGCGCTGGTCCGCTCAGCGCATCCGGGGGACGCCTGGACAACTCCCGCTGCACGATGCGGCGGACAGTCTCCCGGTGCCATCGTTTCCCCCGGCACCGGATTCCGAGGCGGTTCAGCTCGCGTGCAATTTGGTTAGAGTTCATGCAGATGAAATTAACACAGGCAAGGCCCAACTGTCAAGACAGGCGAAGTCAGCCGTCTTGACACGTCGTGACAGATATGTTATACTGTCGTCTGTGAAGTTGAGATTCCTATATCCAGAAATGAGCTATCTAATGAAACCCCATGAAAAAAATGCGCGATGTCCATCGTGCGGGCGTTGGGTCCACCCGGACAATGCACATGCGTTTTTCGGCCCAACGATCGAGGGGAAACCCGCCAACGATCTGGATGTGCCCAATGCCGAGCTGAGCGTGTACTGCAGTGAGCTTTGTCACGACAGAACTCGCGAAGGAAAATAAACCGACTGACCTCTGGAGAAAAGTGATGCACAAAGAAAGATTATCGAAGCCGCAAGCAGATATGATCAGGCACCGGCTCGAAGTCCCCGACGCCATTCATGACGCGTTAAGCAATTATTTCACACGCGACGAAGTAATCGACACGGCTGAGTCGCTGGAAGCACGAGTGAAAACCGGTTGGATATGGGCCGACACACATGTCGAGCGGATGGTTTTAGCGGACGCCGTTGAGGGATCTGTATGGTGGGCTGTAAACCAGGATGATTGTATATTCTCCTCGCGTTCCGGCCTAGCATTGAGCCGATTGGAGAGAACCGTGGAAGCGACGACGCGAAAAGTGTCGCGAGTCGTGGGGGAAGAATTGTGTCCCGTGTTGTGGTGATTCCGCCACCCACCCGTTTTAATTTCGAAAAGGATGAAGATATCATGGCGAAGGAGAAAACACCTCTGACTCGGCGCACGTTCCGAGTGGACATCAAGGAGTGGAATAGGTGGCGCCGCGTGGCAAGCGCGAAGCACACCACAGTCAGCGCGTTAATTCGCAGCTTGATGAATCAGCATGTGCGACGCTGGGCACTTCACCGAAAACGGGCTCGGGCAAGAGTCCACCTTGGAGACTCGACGGGCAACCGTCAATGACGGTCCAGGTATCGAGCCCACAGCACGACGAAGATCACCCACATCGACCACCCGATAAAATGAATAAGGGTTGCCATCATTAGGGCCCCGCTGCTGGCGTCTGGTCCAGCACCGCCACGTCGGCGTCTAGCTGCAGTGCTGACTCCGGTGTGTACCCGTCGACATATCCGACGAGCTGGTACGCTCCGCGTATCACGTCTGATTCTCGGAGTGTTTGCGGGTCGACCGTTCGCGACACGAATGCCAACAGTTTTGCTAGTTCACGGCGATCGGGTTGGTAATGGCGCAGCATGGGTTGGGCTCCGGAAAAAAAGATAGGGGCGGGGTCGTCCATGACCCTCGCCCCGTGATCGTGATCAACGACTCTCTGAGAGGATTCTGTCAGCGCGAACCAGCAGGTCCGTGCCATACTCGTCGTGCAGTTTTCGCAGGTCTGAGATCGCGCTCTCCAGGCGATCCAACATGACGGACGCCGCCTTAATGCCAGCCTTGACGCCGACGTTGCTGGTTGTGGGATCGATCGCTTCTTCGCCGTCCTGGCCGTCCTGGCCATTACCGCCCTGGACCTGCTGCTGAGAAAACTGCGTGTACCAATGGCGGATCGTCGCTGGCTTAGCTCGGCGGTGGCCGGAAGATTTAACCGCTCTCCTCACGTCGATCAGCGTTGCGGTGGGGCTCTCATGGAGCTGGTTCCGAATGACGGTTTCCAAATTCTGACGCGGCATTTTCGCACTCCTTTTCTGAAACGGAAAAAAAAACGGTATTCGCTAGGTCGCCCCAGGGGACCAGCCGGGGGCGACCCGACGAACACCGGCACGTTGCCGGTGCCACCACAACCCGAGCCTTACCTCTCGTCTTGGAGGGCACGCCACTGGCTGGGCGACAATGTTATCACCTCCGCGCCAGCCTCTTCCAGCTGGCAGGAACGATCGTAGTCGTCTGCGTCCCCTGCCATGCTGGTTATTGCATCTTGAACCCCGTACTGCGACAGGTCCCCGCCCGCAATCAGATAGTCCAGTACGCCTTTCTGTTCCGGCTGGCTCAGATCCAGCCGGTTCCCGATCCGCTCTATTGTCTCTGGCACGTCGCCAGTCAACGTCTCGGATTTAGTCGCTCTTAGATCAGCGACGTACCGCCGGAACGCGGTTCCGTCCAGCGATGCAGTAGCCGTATCACGCACGGTCGCGAATATGGCGCGATCCTGCAGCGTGCGAGTCGCGTCGGTGATGAAACGCCTCACCTGCTCGCCAGAGTCACCGCCCAGCGCGCGACCAATGTGGTACTTCGCCACAGCGTCGTCCGAGAACACCGCCAGATTTGTGCAGCGCACAGTGTGCAGCGCTGGAGATACTTTCAGGCTCCCCATTCCGACCTCGCTGTTGGAGATGACCAGCCCGGCCTCAATCACGTCCACGCTTGCGTGCCCCGTGCCCCACTCCGCGCCGGGTGGCATGAGGTCTTCGCGGAGGTCATGCCGCACGATTTTCAGGTACATTCGCGCCTCTGTTATGTTGGCGCTTTCGACGGTCGCGTTGCAGTCGCGCAGAGCAGGAAGTACCGCCTCTGCTAGATCGGCATTGTCGAGCGGCCGAAACCGATCGGACAGCACCGCCCGCACCTCGCCGTCGATGGTGCGTACCATCCGTTTGGATGGCTCATCCGCCATCCACCGGTTCAAGTTGATCGCCAACAGGTCTGGCGCCTGGGTACGCATCCGATCGTAGTATCGCTTCGGGACGCCAAGCACCCCGGAGAACTGACCGTGCGCTATATTCCGCACAGACAAGTCGCCGTCTGGGAGCCCGTGCAGGCGCACGTCACCGTCGTCCGACGCGCGGAACTCCAGCTGTTGCGTACCCACGAGGTAGTCGATTTTCGACGCGCGCTGCCGCGTCAACTCGGCCGCCAATTGCTCTACGCTCATTCCAGCTTTCATAAAAATCTCCTTCGGTCAGTGCCGTCCCCCGCATGGGTTGGCGATTCGGGTTGTGGCGATGCGGCGCCTATCGTTAGCCCTCATGCGGAACTATCCGCCCTACACTTGGACACGATGACAACGATTTGAGATGGCAGTTTGCCATTCCATCGGCGATGCGTTGTGCAACTCTGTAAAATTTTCAGCCTCCTCTATTGCCTCTAGCCGATCCTGATCGCGCTCATATCCAGCGTGATCATTTGGTCCGCGCTGCGTGGACCAATACGCCCAGTCGCTGCAAATCGCTTCGCGCATCATCGCGAGTGTCATCGGTTTCTCTTCTGTTGCCATGGTGTTGCGCATCCTATCGTTGTTTGCGTTGTGTGGTCTGATTGCGGCGGTGTAGCTCTGAGGCGCAATAGTTGATTTCGTCGGCGTAATAACCAGCTTTGTGTCCGTTGGGCATAGCCTCAATGGCTTGTGTGGCGTCGGCTATCGTGTAGCGCAGCTGCGCGGTGGTCTTCTTCTTAACCTCTGCGGCATATCTAGCGTGGTCTATGTGCGTCACTGTCGTGCCTCCTGATCAGCGTTATTTGTTGCGTTTCGCCGTCTTCTTTTTCCGCGAGATCCTCGAAATACCAGTCATCCATGTTCCAGCACCTCGCCCAGGTGCGCCAATGATACTGTCAGCTAGGCGCTTGGGGCGTCCCGTCGTATCGTTTTTCCGTCATGGTTGTCGCCCGCACGAAATCATCCGAATCCAGCTCATAGGTGCCGGTATGATTTTCAGGGCGGCGACGTACTCCGCACGATGTATCAGAGCATACGTGAGGCTTCAGGCGGGCCAGTATGTATACCTTGGGAGTCATTCCGTCCCCTTCCAGCCGAAAACATATATTCTGTGCCACTTCGCCCGCCCGCCTTCCCGTCCTTTCTTCTGGCGGTCTAGGTATGAGTCAATTTCGGCGCCTATCGCTGCGGTTAGTTTGGTTTGATCGGCGGGGCTCAACGCGCGCCACGCCGCCATGGCTCGCAACTGGGGGCAATCGCAATCGAGAAGCGCTACCTGATGGGCGAGCCACGCGCAACGGTTCATGCGCTTATTCTGTGCCACTTCGCCCGCCCGCTTGCCGATCCACCAGCCGTAGTCACCTAGTAGCACCAGCCGGACTGATCGCGCGAACCACTCCGGGTCGCGCAGCCGTTCGGCGTAATCCGCCTGCGCGCTTCGCGCATCTGCTAGGGGCTGCGCGTCACATCGCTGCGCCTGCGCACAATAGCGTAGTTGCTCGGCTCGCTCGTATTCCGCCTGGGTGGGGATGCTCATCGTGTGGCCCCCGCTTTGGCTTTGCCATACTGGCCGTATTGCTTGATCTGCTTGCGTATGATCTGTGCCATCCCGCGCCACATCGGGCGGATGTGTGCAGGTGTTGAAAAATCCCTGTACGCATCCTGGCACGTCCTAACGGCTTTGCGGAGCTGGTCTAGATCGGCGTTTTCGATGGCGCGGATCAGCACGTCAAACGCCCGTCGATCGGTGCGGTTGTGGTACTCCATGGTTGGTGGTCCTTTGTGGTTGTGGTGGTGGTCAACTTCCGGGGAGCAGCCCCGCAGGGCTGCCGGCCCGGCTGCTGGCCTACTCCTGGTCCTGGTTGCTGGCGATCGAGGCAAATGCCATCTCGACTCCGGCCGTCTCGCCGTACGTTCCTGTGAATGGACGTGACACGATCCCGACGCGCACCGCTTTTGTCGTGCCGTTGCGCTTGTGCACTTCGACGACTTCGCCCGTCTTCAGCGCCTCGGCGGGCCCTAATAGATCCCATTCGCCAGTCTGCGTGTTTTTCGAGAACGTTACCATAGTTGCGGTCCTTTCTGTGGTGGTGAAACTGATCAAGCTACTACGAATTCCCAGCAGCTGGCCATCCCGATCAGTATTTCATCGGCGTCAGCCGGTAGCGCGGTCGGGGCTCCGTAATGTGGTGACTCATAGACGAGGCCGATGGGAACGCCGTCCCGCAGTGCGAGCCGTGCGCTGCCACATCCGTAATACCAGCGCTGCGGCTGATCCGCTCCTACTGGGCCTGTGGTCAGGTCGATGATTCGCGGCATGGTCGGTGGTCCTTTCTGTGGTGGTGGTGGTGAAACTGAAAACGGGGGACAGCCCCAGGTGGTGGGGCTGCCGGCCCGGTGTCAGTCGTCTCGCACCGGCAGGACGTGGCGCTGGATTCTCTCCCGATCTTTTGGGCTCATCGTTGCCAGGGTGCGGTCTGATATCTCGGCGCCGCGTCGCCACTGCTGGCGAAATACGTCCCAGTAGGTGACGGTCCCGTCACGGTGATAGATCGTGCCGAATGCTGATTTCGTTTCGTTCATGTGGTGGTCCTTTCGGTGTGGTCCTTGTTGATTTCTTCTATGTGCGCGTTAATCGTCGACTGTCTCGCGTTGCGGTGTCGTGCGACCTTGAATCGCTTCAATGAATGGTATCGGGGCATTCCCGCAGGCGGTCGGTCGTCAGCGTTTCGGAGGGAATCCCTCATGGCGTCGCGCTCCTCTTCGACAACTGACCTTTCATAGTCTCCAAATTCCATTCCCCACCGGCCCTCATCGTCGAGGAAAAGCAGCGAATAGTACATGAATGTGTAGCCGAGATCGGCAAGCGCGGAATCAATTTCGGCGGTCGTCATCCTGGCGGGTCGCACCGGTAGTTCGAATCCGCTTAGCCACTTCGGGCCCCCCCACTGAGCATTTCGAAGCTGGTGCAAGACGTGGTACGAGCCACGCCAATCCGAGCCGGCGCGTTGCCAATCCGCTAAAAGCCGAGCTTTCCATCCCGGACCGGCCCAGGCTGCGTACGCGACTACGGCTCGCATGGTTTCGCGGGGTAGCCGGGTTGTTTTCTTCATGGTCGTGGTCCTTTCATGTGGTGGTGATGAAACGTAAACGCCTGAGCCATCAGGCTATCGATACTGTTAATCACAGTCAAGCCCTGTCATGAATAAATCTTCAGTTTTTTTTTGGGGGACAGCTCATTATCCTGGCGGGTCGGGGGGTGGGGTGTAAGAGATTAGGAGAGTACGTGTGATAACACAGACAACACACTCGCTCTGTCATGTCTGTTCTCTTCTGTTCTCTTCTCATTCCTGCTGTTCAACCTGGGCACCGAGATGAAGGTCGACGGTCCCGGCTGGTCGCCAGGACATTTGAAGTCAACATGACTTCTTCCCCGGCAAGTCGCACAGACCGACCGGTGCGTGTCGATCCTCGTGGCAGGGTCTCGCCTGGGAGGCGTCCCAGGTGCGGCCATCGGCTCCCCCGGCAGCACGCCCGGCCGCCGGGCAGCCCGGCGGCCCCGTCGCCCGGTCCGTTTTCGTTTTCGGCGTTTTCGTTTTCGAGGGCCCCCCCTTCGGGATTTTGGATCGGACCCCAGGGCTCGCGCGTCCCTTGGTTATTAGTTATCCCACGTTCTCCCACGCGACATTTACGATATTGTTAACGACATTACAGATGATTGAGACACTGGATCGCAAAACCCCTCAACTGGACACCGAAAGCGTTGAATGGATTGCAGCTCGCGAAGAAAATCAAAAAAAATTTGATTTACCAATTAAGACGTTGCGCAACTACCGAGCCCCTTCGAAGGTCGGTCGCAAAAAACCCGATAAAATGTTCGGAATTGACCGCGACGGGCGACGCTGGCGACGTCAAGGAACGCCAGGATCAATGGTGTACTACTACGTTCCAAGCCTTCCGAAAAGCGTTGAATAAAGCGTTGAATCAACGCTTTCAACGCTTTGCTAAAAGCGAGGCTGCCCGTCTGTCGAAGGCATGGGGGAGGACTGATTAGGCGTCCCAGGGGCTCCTGTGGCGTCTTTCTGGAGTCCCTGGTGGAGAGATTGCCTGTAGGCGGTAGCCAGCTGTGTGGGCTTTGTGGTGGCTGTATGGGGCAGGTATGTGCTTACCGTTCAACAGACGCCGTAGGTTGAAGTCAGGACCAGCGAGCAGCTGACATAACAAAACATAACAAAACATAACAAAACATAACAAAACCTCATCGTAATACGTTGTTGGCTATGAGTTTACAGGGGGCAACTTAATTGTCCTTGAAACTAACTCAGGAGACCAGCAATGACTAATCTTCTCTACGGCGCTGATATTGACCGTCGTATCTCATGGCCGGTTGGCCGGGCTGAGCGGATGGCCCGGCGAGGCGAGCTTCCCCACGTTCTGCTACCCGACGGATCTATTCGATTCCGGTGGCGAGATATTGAGCCGCTGCTGAAAGAGATTACGCACAGGGGCGACACGGGATATGTCTGCGCCCAGAGACCGCCCTGCCCCCCCGTGTCCGTGCAGCCTGGACGGCCAGGGCCTCCTGCACCGCCGCTGGCAAGAACAGATAACGTTTTCCGGCCATAAGACACGGCACTTTGCCGGAATCAGCTTGATTGCGCAACCAGTCTTGGGTCACGCCTAGCCGCCGCGCCATCCGCGCTAAAGACATTAACTCATTCATCAGACAAACCCCGTAGGTGAAGGATTGCCAGCCACATTAGCCAGCCAACAACCTTATTATGTGGGACGGGGTGTGCGCTAGAGGCGCGCTACGTGATGAGTTTCGTGCGCATTAAGGGTTTTTTTCGCACGATGTGTGCGCGCGCACATCTGGTGTGCGCGCCCTGAAACCGCACTAAAACACCATTCTGAACTCGAAATATGTGCGCGCTGTCCGCGCTGTCCGCGCCCTGAAACCGCCATGAAACCACCCTGAAACATCGTTCTGCACTCGAAATATGTGCGCGCTGTGCGCGCTGCAGAAACATCCGTTGACACAGGTGACACAGGTTGTTTCTTATTAGCCACCTTATATTTCACTTACACGCTTACTAATAACGATTCGTTTCTTGTAAGAATTTGGCCTTCGCGTGCTAATAAGGTCGTACCTGTGTCAACCTGTGTCAGAATTCTTCCGCTCATGAATCGTCGCAAGTCGTAATCCACGCTTCCGTAAACACTTAGGTTGTTTTCCTACCACATTTGCGACGATTGCGACGGACTTTCCGGGTAAAGGCGCCTATACGCGTTTGGAGAGATTAACCGGAATGTCCGTCGCAATCGTCGCATCGTCGCAACTCAGGTCGATTTCTGCAAATATCTGAATTTAAATTCATAGATTTCTGAATTTGAATTCATACTGAGCTACATGGGAAGAATGGATCGACCACCAGCAACGGCACATGAGCCTCTGTGGAGCAAGTGGATAGCCCAATGCCTGGGTGGCGAGTCAGAGCACCGCTTTTTCGATGGAAGCCGGGCCGATGTGTTGGCCGATGGTGTGGTATGGGAGGTAGAATGGGCAAAGAAGTGGAAAGAGGCACCTGGGCAAGCCATCCTGTACAGAGTGCTCTCTAGGAGCCTGGAAGGAGGTGTGATATTACTAACACGGCGAAAATCCACGGAGAAGCTCTATTATCTCCGCTGTTTACTGGTCTGCGAGCAGTCGAACCTCTTGCTCAGGACATGGGACACGATGCCAGGAGGCGATTGAGACCATCAGCAGGATCGGATTTTTGATATGATAGAGGCGTGCTGGATCGCCGGTCTTCGTTTAGCGTGTGGTAAGCCGACAGGCTGCACCCGACCCTACACGGGGGCCCCCACCCGCTTGGATTCCTAACGAAGTAGTTGGCAATGGTTTTATCGATGCCATTGTCTTCCTTTCGCGCCGGCGAACTTCCAGTGGGCTCGTCGATTCGGGAGGTGCTGCGGTTTTTGCCTATCTTTGACGCGGCACCACCCGGATCGGCTTCAGATAACACGCTCCTCGCATTACAATTGAGCAGGCAGGCGATATTGTTAGCGTGGGGCCCACATATGATTCGATCTATCCAGAGTCACACCCTGATGGTCCGAGGAGATGCTGTGAATGCCGCTCATGATGATCATGGCCCTAAAAAACTTCGGGAAAACACGGTCTTTGTCGTTGGTGACGTGTTCCAAGTGAGGGATACAAGTCCCAACCAACAATGGAGAGGAACCCTGGTCTTCACCCAGAAAGTCAATTCCTGGGGGATTCAGGCGTATCTGGTCCACCCTACACGTAGTGGGCTGCGGCAACGCGAATATGCCCGTTTTAAATGGAAAGAAATCACCTACGTCGGGAAATCCCCAGATCCAGAAATAGCGACTGAAATCACCCTGGACGAACGTTGACAACCAGTTTTGTTTTCAGTATCGTTAGTGAGCAGGTTCGCAAGCAGGAGTTTTCCGCTGAGAAAACAACGATGCAACCGATGTTCCCACCGTATCTCAAAAGGTTACCCTGGCTCAGTCAGTGGCAAGTCAAGAATATGTGCGCGTATGTCATACCGATACCACGAGATACCTTCGAATACTCCGAGGGACGCAAAGCGTATAGGGATCGCACAGCATACGCAAATGGCAACCGTAATGATCCAAAATGCCCTTATCCGACCGGAAATAGCGAGCGTGTTGGGTGGTACACTGGATGGTACGATGAACGTACTAAAGATCGGATCGGTGAATTACTGGAAAGAAATGGAATGCTATGGCCCTAGAACAACTCACAGAACGGCAGGGAGAGGTTCTGGAGAAGCTGAGAGAATCCACCGATTCCAACCGCTGTTTTACCACCATCCGCCAGCTGGGGGACGCTCTGGGGATCAATAGCCTTAATGGCGTCGTGCATCATTTGAAGGTGCTTGAGCGGAAGGGCTACATCACGACGGATAGTAATGTGCATAATGGTATCAGATTGACTTAGAACCTTCCGATGCGCCCATGGCCACCAAAACAATTACGGTCTGCGATACCTGCGGTACAGAGATGGCAGATCAAGCCGAAATCCTCATGGCCTTTGAAGATAAAGAGGTATGCGCCGAATGCTGGCGATTACTGGATCGAGCCGCCAAACGGAATCATGTCGTGCTCTCCCAACAATTTGGCGAGGCATCTCAGCTGTTCGTCGACATACTTGAAATGTTCCGAAATATAAAACCCAAGGACTTCAAGGCAGCCTTTGGAGCTGATGCCGATCGTAAAAGACGAAGGCTCATATCTCTGACATCTCATCTGGATACTTGGGAATAGGAGAGCCGCGAAGACCCACCATGGCATCCGTCAGAATGACTTCCACGAAGAATTCGGCTGTTTCAGCCCAATGCCATAGGGATACCTGCTTGCGGATTGAATCCGCTAACACCTTCATCTGCCGATCATCGAACTTGGTCTCGCTTTCCAATGTTCCCGTAATGACATGTTGACGAATGCGCAATGGATTTGGCATGTCCACCTCTTTCAGACACTCGTTAATAGACTCCATTACAGGCAGCTTTCCGTCTGTGGGACTCAGATCAGTAAAGACCTCGATGCGATAGTAGTACATTCGTTTAGACCTTTTCAGGGTTGCAAAAGGAACAAGTTAGTGGCGAATACATCCTGTCAATACTGCAACAAGACTTTGAACGATGAAGAACGGATCGATGGAGTGTGCCACGATTGCTGGAGCGGGATTGAAAACATAAAGGAACAAGATACCGACGAGGACATGGATGATTGTGAGGATACGGATGAGTTCGACGATTTACTGTCTGAAATCTGGGATATTGATGAAGATGATGATGAAGATGAGGAGGAGGATGATGAAGATACCGGAGATGTTAAATAATGCTTTCCTGTAGGCTTAAATGCAATACGTGCGATTCGGAATTTGATCAACCAGACAAGGATATATGCCATGCCAGCAAACAGCCGAGTCGGTCGTTGTGTTCGTAAAGTCAGCAAAACAAAAACAAAGAGAAGCGCTATCCGGATCTGCCAAAAGTCTACAGGACAGTCCTATCGAACCGGACGCAAAAGCAGGAAAAAATAACATGTCCACATTACGTTCCGTGTTGTGTGCCCTCGTTGTGCTGATCAGCACAACTTGCTACTCGCAAGATGAATTTGCAGACGACTGGTCCTATTACCAGAAGCCCTATCAATCCCGATGGCAGACCTATAACTATTACGATTATGGAACTGGCTATGGAGGTACGATCTATGGCTACGATTGGGGGAATGGATACCACAGCTACTCTACCCCAAGAGGCCGCTCATGGGATGTCTGGAGACCCAGTTTTAACTGGTAATATACTGGGCTTAGATCCTGGTAATTTGCAAAGCGGGTGGGTTATCTATGACCCACGAGAACTCAACGTTCCCTGGAGTGGAACTACACCCAATGAGGACCTGAAGACACAACTGGAAGTGTTTTCCGAAACCTGTTCTTTAATGGTTATGGAAACCATGCGGCCCCGTGGGATGCCCACAAGCCTTCAGGAAATGGAAACCCTGATCTGGTCGGGACGATTCATCGAAGCGTGGCACCGGCCGTACAGGATGGTATACCGAGACAAGGCGAAGCTGCACTTGTGCGGAAAAATGGCCGCCAAGGATACCAACGTCCGTCAAGCACTTATCGATCGGTTTGGTGGCAATGACATCGCCATTGGCGGTGAGCGATGTGCCAAATGCAAAGGAAAAGGCTGGTTTGGTGCAGGGCGTCCCGTCTGCCAGGAATGCGATGGAAAACAGTGGGCCCATCCGCCAGGATGCTTGCATAAAGTCAGTAGCCATAGCTGGCCAGCCCTAGCGGTCGCTCTCACCTGGATCGACCAGCACGAATGATGCGAGAACGCGTAATTCAGATGGTCCTACGCTAAACACAAGGAGGAGACATGATTTCCCATAATGGGCATAGTAGTCGAAAGATTGTTCCGTATTTGATTTACGTGTCGGATAGCCCTGATGGTGTCAAACCAGTAATCGTGTTCCGTAAAGGTAAAATGTACTATCGCGAGGGGGCCGAATACATTGCGACCAGTCGCTGTAGGTGTGGAGCGTGGTATCATCCAGAGTGTCCCGTCGCAATGCACCGTGCGAAATCCTTATTGCAACCAGCACCAGACGGTGAATTTTGGAAGCTGTCCGAGAGGCGTCACAAACGCTTGCAGTCGGATTCAAGAAGAATTCGACGATCAGCACGCTAGGAACAACGCAATGATAAAACAGATGACTGTCAACGAGTTTACCCGACGTTACAGATTTTTTCGCAAGCCCGTGCAGGAATGGGCTGAATCTACTGCCTCTGCTGTGAATGCCAATGGTGTTTTCGATGAAGATACAAACGAAGTACATACCGTCGTGCCCTATGCCCAAGGACAACATTGGCGGTTGTGCTTAGAACGCGATCTGGAGGATAAGGATCAGCTAGAGCCAGATCAGGTTATTTCAAAACCATGGCGAAAAGCTGCAAACAAGCTGTTTCAGAAAATGCGAATTACCAACGAAGTGGCAGAGTATCGTCGTGAAAGAATCCATTACTACCGTTCACGGAAAAACGGCGCGGGGTTCAGTGAAGAGTTGGCATGGTATGACATCTTTCAACGCTGGGAATCGGATCTGGAACCAGTCACCAGCGGGAAATATCATGCTGGAGATAAGCTGCTGCAGGAGCGAGCAGATCGCTTTCGAATCAGCCAGCCGTTCAATGCGGACGACGAAGATGCAATTGAAGAATTCGACCCAGCCAATACGGATATGCAGAGAGATGGATTATGGGTTTACCAAAACATCGGCGTTAAAAACGTAAAACCGAACGATGCACCAAGCCCAGGCGCGTGGAACCTGTTGGAGAATGCGAGGCGGAACCCAGATAAATTTTACAATCAATTGCTGCCCAAGTTAGTGAAGGATTTTGATGCGACTAATGAGGAACAGGACAAACAAAACGAAGAACGCAAAAATATCGATGGACTCCAGAAGGTGATCGATCGTTTCACCGAAGAACACGATCTCAAAAAAGAAACAACTTCAATCTAGTTGCTATTTCTCGTGTTCCTTACAAGGAGGTAAAAATGGCTGTTACGCAGGAACTGGACGCCAAATACTGGGAAGAGCAATTGGAACTTATGCCAGATAAGGTGGCAGAATTGGCGAGACAATTCCCGCCTAACCGGTTATACAAACTGCATCCAACCGGGCAGAGAGTAGAGGTCGTCTGCTGGGGAGAAGATCAATCAGTCGCAATTTTCTTGTCGGGAGAGTACAACCTGCTGACATTCGAACGAATCGTATTTGGCGTCATGCCAGAGTATCTGGAGGAGTGTGATCTGCCAGGACCCGAAGAAGTCACGGGCGCCTTGCTCACTACCGACGAGCAAATAAAAGATTACCTTGACAGGATGAAGGCTCAGAATCAAAGTGTGGGGGAAGATAATGATGGGGGGTGGACAGAGAACGCCCTCGAAGAAGGCGAATACGAACTGAACATATGTGGCGAGGATGGATCGGACAGCCTACCATTCCGAGGTGCGGGACTTTGAAATAAATCCGGATGAATATCCGTTTTATGCCCGCGTACCCACGAACATTCTGGAAAATCTGAAGTACCGGCAGCGTCTTCTGGACGAAGCGATCAATGATAAGGGGCTGCAGCGTGACCTGCTGGATATGTGCCGCCAGGACACGCTTTTCTTCGTAAATACCTTCTGCTGGCTGTTCGAGCCCCGTCCGCTGCCAAAGATCGTCCCCTTCGTAATGTGGCCACACCAAGTGCCCGTCTTCGTGGCCATGGAGCAGTCCATGGGCATCGAGGATGTGGGGCTGGAGAAATCCCGTGGAGAGGGGGCCAGTTGGATGGCCCTCACGCTGGTTTTCAAGTGGTGGCTGTTCAATGAGCTGTTTGCCTGCGGTCTGGTCAGTCGTAGCGAGGAGGCCGTCGATGACGAAAACGACCCAGATAGCCTCATGTGGAAGCTGGATTTCCAGATGAAACGGCTGCCCTACTGGATGAAACCGGGGCGTGGCGATCCCAAGGCCGTCATCCGACGCTCCCATGGCCATATCCTTAAAAATGTCACGAATGAGGCCACGATCGTGGGATACAGCGCTGTGGGTGACGTGGCCAGTGGGGGACGGAAAACCTGCTTCGTGATGGACGAAATGGCCAAATTCCGGGCTGGCAGCGATTATGACGCGATGAGCAGCACCCAATACGTCACCGAATGCCGCTACATCATTAGCACGTTCAAGGGGAATACTGGCGCCTATTACGACGCCCTCCGGGGCCCAAGCTCCATCAAAAAGCTGTTTTTGGATTGGAAAGATAATCCGACCAGAAATCAGGGGATTTACGAGGTTCAGCAGGGCAACCTAGTCATGCTGGACCCTATCACCAACCCATTGCCTAGCAATTACCATATCGAGTGTAAACCGCAGCACGAACAACTGAGAAATCGCGGGTATACCCTTGAAGGAACGATCCGCAGTCCCTGGTATGACAAGCAGTGTGCCCGCACAAACGCCACATCGGGCACGATTGCGGAGGAACTGGATCGCGATCCCACCAGATCCGGCACGCCATACTTCGACATCGAGGTCATCGAGCGGCTCCTGAAGGAGTGCCGCAGCCCAGTTCATATCGGCAATATCGACTTCACCAAGCTGGAAATGAAACCAGAGTTTATCGAAAACCCCCGAGGTAAGTGGAAATTGTGGTGCAAATTGGGGATGCCACGCAAACCACAATCAGATCGAGACTACACGCTGGGTATAGACATCGCGGCCGGGGGCGGCGGGCCTATGGCCAGTAACAGTGTGATTTCGGTCGTGGACAACAAGACGGGCCTGAAAGTGGCTGAATATGCCGATCCGTCTGTTTATCCCCATGATCTGGCTGCGCTGGCATACGCCACCAGTAAGTTCTTCAGCGGTAAAAGCGGCATGGCCTATTTGATCCATGAAAGTAATGGGACCACCGGTAGTCAGTTCAGCCGGGCAATCATGGATCTTGGCCATCCCCACCTGTTTTTGCAGTCTGACGAGATGAGGTTAAGCGGAAAACGCACGAGAAAGCCCGGTTTTCATAACCAGGGAATCGCCCGAGGTGTGCTTTATGGAGGTTATCGAGCATCTCTAGCCGATGGGACATTCACGAATCTTTCACGTGAGGCGTTAACCGAATGCAAGAGTTACGAGCACATCGGCCAAGACAAAATCGAACACTCGTCTGCTGCACGAAAAGGGACCGATCCCAGTGGCGCAGGCCACAATCATGGAGACCGATGTACTGCCGACGCTTTAGCCTGCCGTGCGCTTCGAGACTTTACAAAGCCACTCGATTCCGACGACGAAGAAGAAGATAAAGCACCTCCCGGCAGCTTCATGTGGAGACGCAAACAGTCCGAGTTGTCATCGAAGAAAGATGATTGGTGGTAGACTTGCTATTGACGCGATACTGTTAGCCTGCCAACATTCCAGTTAAGAAGGCTCAACTCAACTCAAGGAAACACAGATGGCAAATCCAGATTCGGCTGCTCATATGAGATCATTGGCTCGCGCGGCTGCCGATAAACAGGGCGGCACATTTCGGGAAGGTGGTGGTGGGCACTTACTGCCAGAGAAGTTCGATAAGAACCGAGGCAGTGATCGCGGCGGATCAAATTCCCCGAAGTCCCAAAACCCACACGGTAGTACACGGAAGATGAGCTATTGACCTGCTAAATCTCATTAGTTAGCAGGGTTCTATCTCTTAATAAATTCATAAACGGCAGCCTGATGTTACCTTGGCCGAGGTAGTGTCACGGTGGGCCAACAGACAAGCCACGGCAATGCGGTGCCGCATCATCGCTAATGCCGTGGCTTTTTCTTTGGCCCTAGCCGTTTTAACTAATCGCAAAACGTGAATCCAGAAAACGCACGAGATCGAGGGGAACTGCGGAAGTCCATGCAATGGTCTGCGAAAAAGTTGCGGCCATTCAGACGCTATCGTTATGAAGCGATGAAACAGTACGTCGGGAATAACTATAGCGATAATTCCATGGGCCACAAAATGCCATTGAACATGCTGGCACTGGCTGTTTCTGTGTACCAGCGTTACCTCGCACCTCCCAGCTTAGAAGTGCTTGTCACTACCCACGTCACCCGTCTCAAGCCGCGAGCGCTAGAATTCGAGATCGGACTAAACCATCTCCTGCGAGAAATCAATTACGTCCAAAGTCACCGTGAGTGCGTTATGGACGCTCTTTTTGGTATGGGAGTGATGAAAGTGGGTCTGGAAGTTCTCGATACCAAGGAAGACCTTGGCTACCTCCATGATTCGGGACAACCATTTGCCGATCCAGTGAGCCTGGACAATTTTATCCAAGATATGTCGGCTACGCGGCACGATAAGGTTGCATATATAGGAGACAAATTTCCAGTTCCCTACGACTGGGTTATGGAACAGGACTGGAACAAAGAGACAAAAAGCAAGTTAAAGACCTCGCAAGGCAGTGGCATTGATACCGAAAGCGGAGATTACCGTGCCGAACGACTCAGCCAGGGCAGTGATTACATGGCTGACGAGTACGAGAAGATGGTCTGGCTCTGGAATATATGGCTGCCACGGGAAAACCTTGTCACGATCCTCCCAGTAGAAGGTGATTTACCCCCTCTGGATACGAAAGAATGGACAGGGCCCGAGCATGGTATGTACCACAAACTCGGTTTCAACTCCGTACCAGACAGCTTGATGCCTTTGCCTCCCGTCAGCCAGTGGGTCGATCTCAATGATTTAGTTAATCGAATATGGCGGAAGCTAGGCCGTCAGGCCGAACGTCAAAAAACCAATCTTCTGGTAGCTGGGCCCGCTGCCAAGGACGGCAACAAAGTAATAAACGCCAATGATGGTGAAGCTATCTATACACAGCAGCCAGATGCGATGAACGAAGTGCGTTTTGGAGGGATCGACAATCAAACTCTGGGGTTCGCTCTTACGATCAAAGACAACCTGAATTATTTGATGGGAAACGTCGAGTCTCTAGCTGGGTTTTCATCACAGTCCGGCACGCTGGGACAGGACCGCATGTTGCACCAAAGCGCCAACAAGATGGTGGACGACATGCAGCAGATGGTCGCCTATTTCAACAAGCGTGTTATGAGCGATATGGCCATGTATATGTGGGAAGATCCACATATCAATCTCCCGCTTGTTAAACGCATTGAAGGATCAACCATTGAAATCCCTTTCAATTGGACAGCAGAAAGTCGAGAGGGTGATTTTATCGATTACAACATCGAATTTGAGCCCTATGCGATGAGATCCAGTACGCCTGGGGAAAGATTGCAATCTCTAAATCAAATCATGATGAACATGGTCTTGCCTGCTATGTCGATGTTCGAACAGCAAGGTATCCAGTTTGACATGAAGAAATACCTGAAGACGGTCGCCAAATACTCCAATATCGAAGAATTGAACGACATTGTAACGCCCATTGACCCGGACAAGTTGAACCAGGGCGTCGAGCCGTATCCCGGTAATAACATGATGCCCAAACGATCTCCAATGGGGCCACCACGACAGTACGAACACATCAATGTGGCAGGTGGACCATCACCAGAAGCCAAGAATCAACAACTGGCCCAGGCAGCACTTAGTGGCGCTATGTCACCTAGTCCACCCAACGCGCCAGCCGCACAGGGCGGCAACCCAAGGAGCCAGTAATGCCAGCACAGAGCACATTGTGGAGGTACAACCCACATACCGATCAAGTGGAACAGTTCGAGAAGCCTAAGAGTCGAGTCCATCGGGCAAAGTGGCCGATTTATTCAGATCGTGCTGGAGTAAACCCGCATCAGATACCAGAGGCCGAAGCAACAATGAAAAACCTTGGCGTGGAAACCAAGTTTGATGAGCGCACCGGATGCGCCATATTTCGGGATGCGAAACATCGCAAGGCACACTGTGAGGCAATCGGGATTTACGATCGCAATGGCGGATATTCCGATCCGATGCCTCAATAACACAGGAGAATGAACGTGGCCAAGGACGCAATTACGGAAACTCCAGGCGAACCAACCACAGAAACTCAGGAAGGTTTACCCGAGCATGATCGAATAGAGAACCAGCCGGGTGAATATGATATAAGCCCGCCCGAAATGGTGGCTCCACCGTCGGGCGGTACTGGCACTCAGGATGCTCATCCTGGCGCCACAGGCAAGCCTAGTTATGCCGACATTGCTGATGAAGGTATTAGCGATTCAGGCGTTAGCTCTGCACTTGCCGAGCAGGCCCGTAGCTATGGGATTACTGACGCTGAGATTTCCAATCTCGACGCCAGTGCCCTGAAAACAGTTATGGGTATATATGACCGGTCCATTGCCGAAATGGGACGTGCTGCAATGCACCAGCAGCAAAATTGGCAAGGGCCACCGCAGGAAGTACAGGATCAGTTAAATCCACAAACGCAGCAGTTCCAGCAGCCATCAGATCAACAGTTGCTTCAACAGCAGCCACAATCTGATGACTCGCAGCAACAGCAGCAGACGTGGGCACTGACGAAGTACGAAAAAGAGCTGGATGATACTTGGGATGAAGAAGTAAAGGATTACCTCGAAGGGTTATCCGAACATCAACATCAAGTCAACCAGCAAGTAATGCAACAATTGGGACATCTACAACATGGCTTTAACATGACATCAGCGGGCAACGATGCCGCTGAATCTGAACGTTATGAGAAAGAAATGGACGGATTTTTCGATACTCTCGGAAACGAATGGGTCGGAGTATTCGGTGGTGGTCCCATGCGTGAACTCCCTCCTGGTGAAACGCGAGATAATCGCAATAAGTTCGCTGAGGAGCTGGGATCGTTGATGGCGGGCGATATGCAGTACGGAAGAGAGGCTATGCCTTTCGACCAACTGCAGAAAAGAACCCTTCATTCAGCGTTCGGACAACAACTGCTAGAAATCGAGCGCGGAAATATCGGCAAACACGTGAGGACACGCCGCAAGCAAGGTCTTCCTCGCCCCAGTGGCAAGGAAGGGTCTTCGATGACGGGGCGTGAAGCCGCCGCAAAACTGGCGAATGACTGGTATGCCGATCGTGGCATGCAGCCAACACCAGCCCGCATGCCGATAGACATCTGATGCTTGACTAACATAGGAGATTGCCAGTAATGGCTGACCTTGATGCCAAATCTATTGCGGATCTGGTAGCGTCAACCTTGGACGAGTTGGGGCGGATGAAGTTCCAGCAAATTGCCCAGAATCTGCAAGATTACGAGGTGTTTAGCCACTGGTTCAAGCGTGACAAAGTAGCCTTCGACAGTGGAATCGGTATCCAACGGACACTGATGAACAAACTGTCGGGTGCTGCCAAACACGTGGGTCTGATGGAAACCGATACCGTCAACATTACTGACGTGATCGATCAACTGACGATTCCGTGGCGTCACGCACAGACTTCCTGGGCTTTTATTTACCAGGAAACTCTGATGAATCGCGGTGAAGCACTGGTCTTTAACGTGATCGAACCGCGCCGCGCTTCAGCCTTGATCGACTTGGTTGAGGAACTGGAGAACAAGGCGTGGGCGAGTCCCGCCAGCGGAAATGTCACCGAACCGTATGGGATTCCATATTGGATCGTGACTAATGCCAGCACGGGATTCAACGGGGGTTATCCCTCCGGTCACAGCACTATTGGTGGTGTAAATACGGACGACTCACCGACGTTCAAAAATTACACCTTCCAATATACCAATGCCACGAAGGCTGATTTGGTGAAAAAGCTGAGAACCGCGCACCGTAAGTGCGGATTCAAAAGCCCCATCACCATTCAGGACTATCGTGGAAGCATGGGACAGCGTTACCGACTATATGTCAATGAGGCCACCATGGTCTCACTTGAAGATATAGGCGAAGCGCAAAATGAGAATCTTGGTCGAGACTTGGCCTCGATGGATGGAACTATCGTTTTTAGAAACCATCCGATCGTATGGGTGCCCAAACTCGATGCGGATTCGACGAATCCTGTGTATGGCGTAGACCACAGCACGTTCTATCCCGTCTGTTTGTCGGGAGACTATCTGAGAGAGAGCGAAGCAAAACCCGCTCCCAATCAGCACAACGTGTTCCAGGTTTTTGTTGACCTCTCGTACAACTATTTGTGCGTTGATCGACGCAGGAACTGGGTGGGATACGTATAGAACCTTTCGTGCATTGGGTGCGCGTTCGTAGCGCGCACCCAATGCTTTTAATTCCCAGTGGCGACATTGAAGTCACGAATGTCTGGGCCGGGGGCGGCCGTTTTTCCAGTGGGTGTGTTACCCGCAAAAAGGCGGCGCGGTTTGGTAGCTGCGCCACAATGCTTTCTATGGACGGTGATAGTTATGACAAATGTAGTTCAATATCGAGATCGCTCGGATACCACCAGAGGACCTAGCCCGGTTATATGGGCCGACTGTCCTTGGGCAGACATTCAAAATCAGACAGGCCAGGGATCTGGCGGATATAGTTTTTGGGATGATTTCACCAACGCGTCGAAGACCGACGCCGGTCTTCACGAAGGTGCGGGCGAGTCAGCCGGTGGACCGTACATTTTCTACGGTGACACTGGTGTCGTTATGAAAACGCAAGCCAGCACAACCGAGGGAAATGCCATCGGCGGTGTCCTTCAGGTTAGCGGAAATGACGCCGACAACGATGAAGGATCTCTTAGCACGGGTTCACCGGCATTCATCGTCAGCGATACCACGGCGTATGCCAAGAAGCTGTGGTTTGAGGCACGTATCAAGTCGGTAACCGTGGCAGATAATGGAGTGGCCCAGTTCATTGGACTCGCCTGGGATCACGGGAGTCAGGTGTCGGTTGCTGGCGCGGAAGCGCTGGTGGACAACACGGGCGCTCTGGGCGCGTTCTCGTACCTTGGATTCCACGTTGATGCCGCAGATGGCGATTCGTGGGACTTCGTTCACAAGGCAGAGGGCCAAGCGCAAACCGTGCTTATCTCCGGGGTCGATACGGCTGTCGCGGATACCTATGCGAAGTTTGGGTTTGTGTATGATCCAGGCGAGGTGGATGCCAAGCAGATCAGAATCTACGTGGATGGTGCAGAGCAAAGCACATACGGCACGGCGACCACCATCGCTACTGCGACATTCCCTGACGCCGAAGCAATGGCTCCGACTTGGGCGACCAAAGTGGGATCAGCAGCAGAGCTTCTGTGCTCCCTTGACTGGTGGAGAGTAGCTCAGTTGGGTTAAAGACGCAGATTGGCAGGTGAGGCGTAAAATCCTTGCCTGAAATTATACCCGGTGGATGCCGCTCATTTCACACTCGCCTTCTTGCATCCACCGGGTTTTTATTTAGTCGTAACGGAGCGTGACAATGGAAAAAGAACAGTTCCCAGAAATTCCAGAAGTGGAAGCGGCTGCTATTCGCAATGGCCTTATGCTGACAGACCAGCAGGAAATCCCCCTGCTCATGCAGCAAATCTATTGGAAGTTCAAGCGGCACTGGGATCATGTTGCCCACGGAATGCAGATGTCACTAACAGCCATATGCTTCCTTGTTCAGACATATTGGAACTCCGAAAAGTTGGAACCTCCAAGTCCTAAAAAGAAAAAGGCTCCAGTCCGAAATAACAATTCACAGATTACTGAGGCAATGACAAAGTTTGCCGATACCGAGCACGATGCCGATGTACTGGCATGGTGGAGAAATCATTGGCGTAAATCCAAATACCAGGGCCTCACCTCTGATGGAAAGCTCGTTCGAGTCGTCGTTCAAGATGGCACAGCAGAAGAAAGAGAGCTTAAACCTAATCACGTGAAGGTCGCTTTAGTGGAGCAAACTGTTGGCTGAACCCACACTTTCTCTGAAATACAGCACGCTGCGAGAGCACATCGGCTACATGCTGGGCTTTGGCCGTACTTCCGGCAGCTGGACCAGTAATGAGTCGGCTGACATTAACTACGTGCTGGATCGCGGACTGGCTATGTTTTATCACCCCGAACCACTACCAGGGGAAGGCAATGTAGCGCACGAATGGAGCTTTCTCGAACCGGAAACAACTTTCCAGATTTGGCCTACCACCACTTATACGGCTTCTGGAGATCCTGATGGTGGCACAACACTGACGGCCACTGCCGGAAGCACCGATTTTATTACCGGAACGACGATGGTGGGAAAGACAATTACTTTCACAACCAGTGGAAACACCTATACCGTCGCTTCCGTATCCAGCGCGACTGTGCTGATCACGACCGGAAGCATGAGCGGTAACACCAGTGGCGATACATTCAAAATCACGTCGGATGGCAATTATAACCTTCCCGATGACCATGGTGGTTTTGCTGGCGATGGGAGAATTCATTATGCCGAGGACGACAACAGCTTTTATTCGATGGAGATCACCAGTTCCAGTCGGGTCTTATCATCCAGACAACTAAATGTTGGATCTGTCGGTCCCGGCAATCGCCCTTCGTTGGCAGCCGAACGGCCTACTAATGCAAGGTCAGCTACGCAAAGCACTCGCAGCGAGTTGATGGTTTGGCCCGCGCCCACGGGGACCTACACATTGCATTATCGTTACCACGCGTTGCAGGACGCCTTAACAAGTGACCTTTTCCCGATAGGTGCCAATCAGCATTCAGAGACGATTTTAGAAGCATGTCTGGCTGCAGCCGAAAGTCACATCGGGGACAACCAAGGAAATCACAATCAACGGTATATGCGACTGCTATCGGCCAGCGTGTCGCGAGATCGAAACGCCTTTGCCGCTCATAAGCTGGGTTATAACGCCGACCGCAGCGAAGGGAGTGGCGGGCGCCGCCGTTACTTCGAATCCGCTACCTATAACGGTGTTGAATACTTTGGAGACTAATTTATGGCCACTGAAGCCCAACAGATGAAAGCCGCTGTAAGCACGGTGGCGACTTCTACCTCATTCACAGCAAAAACACCCACTACAACTAAGCCGAGTGGTGGTAATGGCGTCGTGGATTTGTTCGCGCTCGATACTGGACAAAGCCAGGGTGCCCACGTGCCGGATCATATGGTGGTCAAACCGTATGGTACGGATGCCAATAATGAGACCTTTGATATGCGTGTCTGGGGTTGGAGCCGCAATGTCAACGATTCGAGTTCGACGCCTACCTGGGAGCCATTCTTGATCATTGAGGTTAATGTCATTTTGGGGAATATCTCAACTACGGCAAGGGAAAGCGCCACTACATATGACGCAGATACAATTACTGCCGAACGTGGCGATACGGAAACCGTGAGGATCGTATCTCCGGGTGATGACCTGTCAGCGTATTTTATAGCGGACATAACTGGATGCGAACTGATTGAATTCGATTTTGACATGACCGGAACCGCTGGCGCTAACGCTTTGTATAGATTTATTTAATGCCCTCTACACGAAATATCGCCGGTTCGATTCGCCAGCGACGTGGTGCGACACGTCTGTTCAAAAGACGGACTAATCCACTGGCGTTGCGCGATACTCAATTGTTTTTTCTGCCAGAAGCACACACGGCCAGTACCGGTGGTGCCAGACAATACACTTTAGCCAATTCCGAATCTCACAGGCGTGCCAACGAGGCAACGTTCCGTACTGGCGGCGGTGATTTCATGGTTGGGGCGTTCGTTTATTCTGATAGTCATTCTGGCTCCTCGAATGATATTATCCTGTGTTTTGGAGGAGGCAGCG